ATTTTTTATAGATGTAATACAAGACTATCAATTACCTTTAATACCTATTGAATCTAAAAGTGGTGGCCTACACTTATGTTTATTCATGGATCATTTTACAGATGCCAAAGCAGTCAAATCTTTTTTAAGTAATCTATTACCATTATTTAAACTAAAACCAGACTGTGAAGTGTTTCCAAAACAAACCGAACTAACAACGGACGAGGAAACAGGGAACTTAAAACCAGGACAATTTATTAATTTACCATACTATGGTGGTAAACGAAGAGCATTAAACTTAGATGGAACACCGTTTGACATTGAAAAATTTTTAACATTAGTAGAAGCTAATTTAGTTTCTAAAGAAGACTTAACAAAAATTACAGAAAATATAGATCAAAAAATTTATGAAGGAATTGATGGAGATTTATTAGATGGTCCGCCATGTTTGGCTGAAATATCTAAAGTATCTAGTAGAGACGGCTTTGATGGTAAAGATAGATTTATGTACAACTATCATGTCTTTGCTAAGATGAAATACCCTGATGGATGGGAGCAGAAAGTCAAGAATGCTCCAGTTAAATTTTTTGAAGAACGACATGCAAATGCATGGGATGATAAGATACTAAGTGCTAAATTAAAATCCTGGAAGAGATCGGACAAAGGATATACCTGTACTCAAAGTCCACTAGCTGACTTTTGTAAGAAGGGTATATGTGTTAAAAAAAGATTTGGGGTGTTGGCTGGATCAAAGGGATCCTATCCTATACTGACTAACCTTAGAAAGATAGAAATTTTTGAAGAACCAGAATACGAATTTGACGTTACTAAACCAGACGGTATTGCAACAGCAACAGTGCATTGTAAATCAATTGAACATTTAAATGATCAACGTAAACGTAGAAATGCAATAGCAAAAGCTGCAGGATTTTTACCACCACTTATTAAAGGTGAAGAAGAACAAACAGTAATGGATGAATTATATAAAACACAAAAAGCTGTACAGCCACCTATAGGTACATCTCCTAAAGAAAAACTACATGATGTATTGCATGCAAGAATTAATGGACCTAGAGCATCAACAGATGCAGCATTTAAAAGTGGTTCAGTATTAATAGAAGGTGACTATGCATTTTTTAAATTTGAAAAATTTTTTGATAGATTAAGAGCTAAAGATTGGAAATATAAAGAAGAAAAAACAGGACGTATCATGGAGACTACATACAGAGAGTGTGAGATACAATTTCTGGACCAGAAAAGATTTCCATCTAAAGAGTCTGGTAAATATAATTCTTCTACTAAAAATGTAGTACAAATAAACATAAAGTCGTTTGAAGAAGTACCAATATACCATACCAAAATAAAACATAAGACGGAGATAATGTGATTAGTAGAAAAATATACGGGCCTCCGGGAACAGGGAAAACAACTAAACTTATTGATTATGTTAAAACATTTTATAAACTTGGAACACCTTTGGACAAGATTGGTTACTTTGCTTTTACCACTAAAGCAGCAACCGAGGCTACTAATAGAATGTTAGATGCATACAAACATTTACAACAGAAAGATTTAAAAAATTTTAGAACTCTTCATTCTCTTGCTTTTAACAGATTAGGGATGAAAAAAGCTCAGGTTATGCAGGATGAACACTACGAAGATATAGGTAGAAAAGTAGGAATAGAGGTTACAATTTATTCTGATGGCAAGGAATCTACCGGATTTGTAGATTCTAATAGTGAATATTTTAACTTGATAAATGCGGCCAGAATAAAGGAATGTTCAATTGAGGACGAATACAATACTGGAATGTACTCCTATGAATTAGAAAAAAATCTACTGTATGTTTTAGAAGAAGAATTAAATAACTATAAAGATTCTTTTAAACTGTACGATTTTACAGACATGATTGAAAAATTTAATGTGGCTAAATTGTGTCCAAAATATGACGTAGTTTTTATTGATGAAGCACAAGATTTATCTCCTATACAGTGGAAAATGGTAGATATTCTGCGGGAAAATTCCAAATATGTTATACTAGCTGGTGATGATGATCAAGCTATTTATGGCTGGGCTGGTGCAGATGTGCTTAAATTCATAGCCACACAGGTTAAAAAAGACATTATTTTGCCACAATCTTACAGGGTTCCTAGGAGTGTACAGGATATAGCCAATAAAATATTAGATCGAATTCCAGACGATAGAAGAGTTAAAAAAAATTGGAAGTCTAGAGATGAAGAAGGTAAAGTTAATTATATTACAACCATTGATGATGCGCCTTTGTACAAAGACAATTGGTTGGTGTTAGCTAGAACGAACGATAGACTAGAAAAATTAAAACCTCTTTTAAAAGACATGGGAATTTATTTTCAATTTAAAGGACGTAAAAGTTTTACAGCTTCCTTGTTTAGAAGCATTCTAAACTACACAAGATGGCAAAATAAAGGAGATAAATTATCTTTAAGTGAATTAAAAGATATTTTTGAATGCACTCAATCTTATCATACACTTAATGAAGAAAGATTATATGACCTTACAGAATTTGGATTTAGTAATACTCAACGATGGTATGATGTTTTTAAAATAAATCCTGATGAATGTTTATATATAAGAGAAATGTTGAGACAGGGGGAAGAATTAAACAAAGATGCAAGAGTACAACTATCTACAATTCATTCTGCCAAAGGAGGACAGGCCGATAATGTTTTATTAATTTTAGATAATACAAAAACAATTAGAGAAGCAACAGAAAAAAGCGATGATAAACACGATGAAGAACATAGGGTTTGGTATGTAGGTGTCACACGTACTAAACAAAATTTATATATAATGACGGCAAAAAGGGAGGATAGAGGTTATGACGTCGAAAGTTTGGGATAAACAAATTGGAGGATCACATTACTCCAAATTTAAAATTCAACCTAGTAAATTTGTGGTAGAGAACGAGTTGCTCTTTCCAGAAGGATGTGCTATAAAATACATCTGTCGTCATCGACTGAAAGGAAAAAAGCAAGATTTGGAAAAAGCTATTCACTTTATCGAAATGATTATTGAAAGGGATTACGGTGAAAATTCCTAAGTTTGAAGCACAGACAGAGTGGGTAAAACCTACAGAGTTTCCAGACTTAAGACAAGTAGATGAAATAGCAATAGACTTAGAAACAAAAGATCCTGATCTAATAAAGAAAGGATCTGGTTCTGTTATTGGTAATGGTGATGTGATTGGTATTGCTGTTGCAACTAAACATTACAAAGGATACTTTCCTATTGGTCATGAAGGTGGTGGTAACATGGACCGACAAAGAGTTTTAGGTTGGCTTAAGGATATATTAGAATCTCCATCAACAAAAATTTTTCACAATGCAATGTACGATGTCTGCTGGCTACGTGCATTAGGATTTAAAATAAATGGCGACATTGTTTGTACCATGATAGCTGCAGCAATTACAGATGAGAATAGATTTAGGTATGATCTTAATAGTTTGTCATGGCATTACCTGGGCTATGGTAAAAATGAAGCTGCACTAGCAGAAGCTGCAGAAGAATGGGGTATTGACCCTAAAGCAGAAATGTACAAGCTACCTGCTATGCATGTTGGATCTTATGCAGAGAGAGATGCTGAAGTAACTTTTGGGTTATGGCAGGAGATGAAGAAAGAGATTATTAGTCAGGATTTAGAGGACATATTTGATCTGGAAACAGAATTGTTTCCATGCCTGGTTGACATGAGGTTTAAAGGTGTACGTGTTGATGTAGACAAAGCACATAAAATGAAAACAGAATTTAAAAAAGCAGAACACGAATTATTAAATAAAATAAAAGGAGAAACAAATATTGATACACAGATCTGGGCAGCAAGGTCTATTGCAAATGTATTTGATGTATTGAGATTAGAGTATCCACGTACAGAAAAAACAGAAGCACCATCATTTACTAAAAATTTTTTACAAGAACATAAACATCCTGTTGTTAATATGATTGCTAAAGCAAGAGAGATTAACAAAGCTCACACAACTTTTATAGATTCTATTCTTAGATACGAACACAAGGGTAGAATACATGCTGAAATAAATCAGCTTAGATCACAAACAGGCGGCACAGTAACAGGAAGATTTAGTTATCAAAATCCTAACCTTCAACAGATTCCTGCAAGGAACAAAGATTTAGGACCAAAGATTAGATCATTATTTATTCCAGAAGATGGTTGTAGATGGGGAGTATTTGATTACTCACAACAAGAACCAAGATTAGTAGTACACTATGCATCACTATATAAACTACCATCAGTCTATGATGTAATAGATGCATACAACACGGACTCAAACGCAGATTTCCATCAAACAGTAGCAGACATGGCTCAGATACCACGTTCACAAGCAAAAACAATTAACCTTGGACTATTCTATGGAATGGGTAAGGCTAAACTTCAAGCAGAATTAGGTGTTACTAAAGAAAAAGCTGCAGAATTATTTAACACCTATCACCAAAGAGTACCGTTTGTTAAACAGTTAATGGAGAAAGCTTCTAACAGAGCACAGGACAGAGGACAGATAAGAACTTTACTGGGTCGACTATGTAGGTTTCACCTATGGGAGCCCAATCAATTCGGTATGCATAAAGCATTGCCTCACGAGGAAGCACTCAGGGAACATGGACCAGGGATTAGAAGAGCATATACTTACAAATCACTAAATAAATTAATTCAAGGTAGTGCTGCCGACATGACAAAGAAATCTATGTTAGAGCTATACAAGGAAGGAATAATACCACACATACAAATTCACGATGAACTTGATCTGTCAATTGAAAATGACGCACAAGCTAAAAAAATTATTGAGATTATGGAGCATGCTGTTACACTCGAAGTCCCAAATAAAGTCGACTACGAATCAGGTGACAATTGGGGGGAGATAAATGACTGATGGCTTATTTAAATGCAAACATACCTATCATAGAATGTTACGTTAGAGGTAACTATCTTAGAGATCAAAAAGATTCTCACGATAAATATTTTGGATGCACAATTTTTGGTTTTAGTTCTATTCCAAACGCAGTACCATTGTTTCATTTTATGATGGAAGATGGTGGCCTATGGTGGCGCGCACCTATCTCAGCCTTTTGTAAAAAACCTAACGTTAAAGAACTTCCTCTTGATGAGCTTATGATGTGGGATTGTTTTAGTTACAACGTAGCTGTTACTACCTTTTATGAATTAGCTGGATCTAAAATGAAATATATATCTAGACGTAAGAAGTATAGAGAAGGAACATACTTATTTACAATTGATTGGTGCGGTGGAGACTTTAATGAATTAAATTTTGGTTACTCAGAAAAACCAGATCAACATAAATGTGGTCATGTAATTGAATTAGATGATGGAAACTACGCAATACAACCCAATAATAGACTAAGAGTATTTGATACGTCAATGGGTAATGATCCATCAAAAAACTTGATTAATAGGTTAGTAACTAGTAAAACATGGTCAGTCGAAAAAACTTCTAAGTGGATAACCGACGAGCATGAAGAAGGCAGTTATGATTATCAACTTAGAGAATTGGAGGAAACAAATGAACAAAACGATTGAAAACTTAAAAGATAAAATCGAACACAACTGGTTAATGCATAGAGAATATATTATTGGTGGTGTTGTAGGATTTATACTTGGTGCTATAATATTCTAATTTATGCCCTATGAACCTAGTAGATCTTTTAAAGAAAAACATAGTAATGGTGCCTGTTGTGGCTTCACTTGTGGTGGGGACATTTACAGGGGTTCGTTATATTGTTAATCTTACAGATACTATTAATGCGTCAGAGCAACAAATTGTAAATCTTAAACGAGATTTAGAACAAGCCGAAAAAAATATTACAGATATCAACACAAGATTATCATCAGCCGAAGCAACATGGCAGATGGCAGAAAATCTATACAGACAATTAGCAGATCAAGTCAGAGAACATGACTATGATATTAAAGATTTAAACAGGTAGTTATGTATGGAGGGAGCCAGGATGAATTATTATTTTACGGGTGTGCTTATAATAATGATGGTGTTGCTAGCTTTATTTGGAGGACCTAATGCATGGGGAAGGAATGAGTACCTTAATGATTACCCTAACAGCTGTTCTACTGGGTCATTTGACGTACGT